AGGATTCTGACGAAGCCCAGGTTCTGCTCGACCCTACCAAAGGAGCATGCAGCGTGGCATGCAACGCTATTGTTTTCTACGCTGATTCCCTGGATTATACCCGGGAAATGAACTACATGGGCAACAGCAACTACCTCTGCTCCGGCGGTGCCATTCGTGTATACCGCCCGAATGTCAAAGTCGGTGACGAATCCGATCCTAGCCGCCATCGCTTCCTGTCTGCCCGGTTTATTGAGGAACACGGCGAGGAGAAAGTCCTTGACCTGTTCCGCAGAGCCATGGCCCAGGATGTCCACTTCTACGAGAGCCTGTTCCGTATGGACGATTGCAGAGCTTTGCTAGAAGCGGACCTGCACCAAGCCAAAATAGCCCGCATCCGCGCCCAGAGCCAAGGTGAGGCAGATGAAGCAGCCTCCGCTTTCCTGGAGGAGTCCGACAAGCGTGAAGCCGCCGAACGAGCAAACCGAGCGCTGCAAGAAGAGAATGACCGCCTCAAAACTGAGAATTACAACCTCGGAGTCCAGGTTGAGATGTATCGGGACCGTGCTAATCAGGTGGGGCAGATTGAAGCCGCCACCCGGCAGGTTCGCAGCATAGCTGAATACCCCAACACACCGCATTCCATCGCCCGGTATTTTGAGACTGTATACCCCGAGCGCATCGCATTCACAGAACGCGCATACCGCTCCATGGACGACTGCGAAACCAAGAGCGAGGTGCTGTGGGAAATCTTCTATCACATCGCCACTGACCTCTTTGACCTGGTTAAATCCAACCCCGCCCAGGCTTACACTGAGTTCAAAAACAAGACTGGCTGGGATGTAGCCCGCGGCGAAGGCCACCAGACGCGTGTTGATGCCAAGTTGATGCGGCAGTATGTTGATACCTACGACGGACAGGAAATCGACATCGAAGCACACATTAAAAGTGGCGTCAGGGAGTCTGACCCCAGATTTGTCCGCATTTACTTTGCCTACGATCCCAGTATCGCGGATAAAATTATTATCGGCCATTGCGGCAAGCACATCGAAAACTACAGCACTCGCAAGGCCAGAAGATAAACAGCATTTAAGCCCACTGAGCAATTTCGCTCGGTGGGCTTTTTGTATTTGTGGGGAGGTTACAGCCTAATCTTCTCGCCGGAAAGGACATCGACCACCGTTGCCCCGGGGCCGAATGCTGCCCGCATCTGGGCCAGCTCTTCGCGGCTGTGGCTGCGTTTTCTGTTGCGGTACTCTGCCAGCTCCTTTGCAACTTCGGCCTCCCTGGCGGCGGTGGTTGCCTCGGTGTCAACCTGGTCGGTGATCATGGCCAGCTTCTCCAGCATGTCCGCCATCAGGATCCGACCGATGCAGTTCCGGGCGATGCCGTTCTCGTCGATGGTGATCTTACCTGCGTCCAGGTCTGCCTTGACCCTTGCCAGCTCCTTCTCTGCCTCTGCCTTCCAGTAAGCGCCCAGGCTACCGTTCAGTTCTCTTTCAAATCTTGTCATTGCTTTGTCCTCCTTGAGTTGGGTGTTCACCCTTTTGGTAGTACACATATTCGCTCTGAAAGGCCAAAATAGCAAGTTATATCCGAGCCATAAACTACACAAATATCCAGATCGGTGATTGTGTGGTTTATGGCTTATTTTTTCTTTTTGGACCCCCCCAAACGCCCCTTCCCGTGGCCTAACAGTGAGGGGTGATGTGTACCCTCAGAAAGGAGGGTGCTTATGACTGACACCGAACGCGCCCAAATCATGAAGATGCAGCGCGAGGGCCTGGGCTATAAGCGGATTGCTACCGTGACGGGCCTGCCGCTCAATTCTGTGAAAACCTTCTGCCGCCGCAACCCTGTGGTTCTGGCTGAAGTGGTCGAACCAACATGCCGCTTCTGTGGCAAGCGTATCGAGCAGACCCCGCATAAGCGGCAGAAGCTGTATTGCTCTGATCAGTGCCGCATGGCCTGGTGGAAGGACAACCGGGACAAGATGAACAGACAGGCTTTCTACCACAAACGCTGTCAGCAGTGCGGTAAAGAGTTCGACAGCTATGGCGATGCAGGCCGAAAGTTCTGTTCCCCGGCATGCTACCAGGCATCCCGGACGGGAGGTGCAAACCGTGGATGAGGATCTGAGAAGCCGCATTGAGAGGTATCGAGCTGCCATGTCGATTGCCAACGAAATGCTGTCAAAACATGTGATTTCCACTGAAGAGTACGCAATAATTGATACAATTATGACCAAAAAATACGGTGTAACATCGTCTACTATTTTCCGATAAATAACTGGCTATTATCGGAGTTCAGAGGTAATATGTCGACTAACCAAAGGGAGGTGAAACCATGAACCGCATTATTCGCCAGGTAAAATTCCCCGCAGCAGCCATTCCCAAACTGACCCGGGTAGCCGCTTATGCACGAGTATCCAGCGGCAAGGACGCGATGCTGCATTCCCTTTCTGCGCAGGTGAGCTACTACAGCCAGCTTATCCAGAGCCACGGCGGTTGGCAGTATGTAGGTGTTTACGCCGACGAAGCCCTCACTGGCACCAAGGACAACCGCGACAATTTTCTCCGTCTGGTTGAGGATTGCCGCGCCGGAAAAATCGACCTGGTAATCACCAAGAGCATTTCCCGTTTTGCCCGCAATACTGTGACCTTGTTGTCCACGGTTCGAGAGCTGAAAACCCTGGGTGTGGATGTGTTCTTTGAGGAACAGAACATTCACACCATGAGCGCGGACGGTGAGCTGATGATGACCATCCTGGCTTCCTACGCGCAAGAGGAAAGCCGCTCCGCCAGTGAAAACCAGAAATGGCGCATCCGGGCAAACTTCAAATCCGGCCTGCCTTGGAACGGTACAATTCTCGGCTACCGAATTGAGGACAGCGTGTATGTGCCTTTGGAAGAGGAAGCCGAAGTTGTTCGCCAGGTCTTCGCCTGGTACCGCGAGGGGCTGGGTTTTTACACCATCGCCAAGCGCCTGAACCAGGCCGGGATCCGCACCCGCAAGGGCAGCATCTGGCTCCAGCAGTCCGTTCGGCGGCTGATCTGCAATTACTCCTACACCGGCAACCTGCTCTTGCAAAAGACTTATATCAAAGACCACATCAGCAAGAAGTCCTGCATTAACACCGGGCAGCTTCCCATGTACCACGCGGAAGGATCTCACGACGCAATCATCCCCATGGAGGAATTCCAAGAGGTACAGATGGAGAGAAAAGAGCGGGCCAAAAAATACGCCCACAACTCCAGGAGGCCCACGGTATACCCCTTCACCAGCAAGCTGATCTGCCAGTGCTGTGGGAAGCGTTACCGCCGGAAACCCGTAAGCCGCGGCCCGGTTTGGATCTGCTCCACCTTCAATACCCGGGGGAAAGAATTTTGCCCCACCTCAAAGCAGATCCCCGAAGAAACGCTCATGGAGGTTACCGCAGAAGTACTTGGGCTTCCGGCCTTCGACCCAGAGATATTCCTTGCAAGGGTCAAGGAGATCCATGTTGGGGAACACAATGCCCTGACCTACATTTTCCACGACGGCAACACTGCCGAGGCTACCTGGCCAGACCGCTCCAGGGCTGAGAGCTGGACCCAGGAAATGAGAGAGTCAGCCCGCCAAACCGCACTTCAACAAGAACCATTAAGGAGGTACCCAGATGGAAAGTTCCGCAAAAAAGAAAGTGGCAGTGTACATTCGGATTGCCAATGAGAACCAGGATATCCTGGCTCACCATATCAAAACTATGAAGAAGTATGTCGATGATCACCCCGACTGGGAACTGGTTTGCATCCACAGCGACATTGCTTCCTCCGCTCGGCTGTCTAAGCGCATCGGCCTCGCCAAGCTGATCCAGGGCGCTCGGGAGGGCAAGTACACTGTGGTTGTGATTCCCAGCCCTTCCATGCTCTCCCGCAGCCCTCTGCCGCACCACAAGCTGCTCACCAAACTGGAGGAAGCCGGAGCAACCATTGAGTACGCTGACGGCTCCCAGGTTAAGCAGCTCAAACTGCTCATGCAGATTATGAAAGCAGCGAGGGGTGACTAACCATGGCAAGAGCAGTCCGGCAGGTGACGGTCATTCCCTCGACCGTTAACCCTATCAATCACATGCCCGCGTCGATCCAGCACAAGCGCCGCACCGCAGGCTACGCCCGCGTGTCGACCGACAGCGACGAGCAGTTCACCAGCTACGAGGCCCAGATCGACTACTACACCCAGTACATTAAGAACCATTCCGACTGGGAATTTGTGAAGGTCTACACGGACGAAGGTATCTCTGGTACCAGCACCAAACGCCGCGACGGCTTTAACCAGATGGTTGACGATGCCCTGGCCGGACGGATTGACTTGATCGTAACCAAGTCGGTCAGCCGCTTTGCCCGAAATACGGTCGACAGCTTGACCACCGTTAGAAAGCTGAAAGATGCAGGTGTCGAGGTGTACTTCGAGAAGGAAAACATCTGGACCCTCGACTCCAAGGGCGAACTGCTCATCACGATCATGTCCAGCCTTGCCCAGGAAGAGAGCCGCTCCATTTCTGAGAATGTCACCTGGGGCATGCGCAAACGCTTTGCAGACGGAAAGGTATCCCTTCCTTACAAACGGTTCCTCGGCTACCGCAAGGGTGCCAACGACCTGCCTGAAATTGTGCCGGAAGAAGCAGAATTGGTGCTGCGAATTTACCGCCTATTCATGGCCGGAAAAACGCCTTGCTCCATCGCAAAAATCCTCACCGATGAGCGGATTCCCACCCCCTCGGGTAGAACCAAGTGGTCGCCGACCACCATCGAAAGCATTCTCACCAATGAGAAGTACAAAGGCGATGCCCTTCTCCAGAAGCGGTACACGGTCGACTTCTTGACCAAAAAGCAGAAAGTCAACGAGGGGGAGGTCCCGCAATACTATGTCGAGAACAGTCACCCGGCGATTGTTGCCCCAGATGAGTTCGATGCGGTGCAGGCAGAGTTCCAGCGCCGCAAGTCCCTGGGCAGGCGCTACAGTTGCCAGAGTGTCCTCGCGGCCCGCATTGTCTGCGGCGACTGCGGAGACTACTACGGTTCGAAGGTGTGGCACTCCAACAGCAAATACCGCAAGGTGATCTGGCGCTGTAACAGTAAGTTCGACGATGGCCACCAGTGCAGCACCCCCACATTGGATGAGGCAGATGTTAAGGCCCGATTCCTAACTGCCTACAACAGCGTTTTTGCCGACCGGGAGGCGCTCATTGCAGACGCCATCGTAATGCAAAAGGCCCTGACCAACTGCGACCAAATCGATGCGGATATGCAGAGCCTTGCGGATGAGATGACCATTGTGGCAGGCCTTTTGAGAAAGTGTATCGAGCAGAATGCAAACACTGCCCTCGACCAGGTCGACTACGCAGACCGCTACGAGAGCCTTATGCGGCGGTACGAAAGCGCATCGAAGCGGCTGCAAGAAATGGAACAGCAGCGATTGGAGCGCACGAACAAAGCCACTCTGATCGGCGGTTTCCTCTTCGAGCTGATGGAAAGAGAAGAACCCCTGGAGGAGTTTGACGATCACCTTTGGCTGGCCACCATTGAAAAGGCCACCGCCTACCACGATGGGCGTTTGGTGTTCAAGTTCCAGAACGGTCTGGAGGTCACCGCATAAGGCCTCCAGATTTACAAATTATTGATTACTTCACCGCTGAAGTCTGATATACTATACCCAGAATCAAATACAAGGAGGCAGAATTATGGAAAAATTCATTCCCTACGAAAAGCTGTCCAAGAAGGAAAAGCGCAAGATCGACCAGGCCAAACGGCAAACCTGGGGTGAGCTGAACCCCGTCACCCGGAAGCCTGAAAACAGCAAAGCCTATAATAGAAGAAAGTCACAGAACTGGAAGCGGGACCTGCCGCCACAGAGCTGTGACTTTTCTTTTTGTTTGCCCCGCGCTTGTCATTCTTGATTTTGATATCAATTCTTGATACAATCACTGTGGTCGGGTAACTCCTGGCTCACCTTTTCGGGGTGTAAAGTAGCGGTTTTCTTAGCGGGGGGACCGCTACTTTTTTATTTCTTGGAATCCAATCTTCCCACATAATATGGTAACTGGCAAGAGGAATAATCGCCCCTTGCCATTTTCTTTGCCCATTCGTGGGCTTGGCTTCCCAGGCAGAACACCTGATCGTGAAGAATGAGGACTCCTATTTCCGGGTCGCATTGGCTGATCGGTTCCACATTTGCCATGAAATCATCATAGGTCTTGCCGAGCCTGGAAAGGTCGAACACCATAACAAGATCGGCATTGCCCGCTTGGCACTCTGCCAACACTTTCTGGTAACCCAGCATTTTCGAGCTGTCTCTCGCAGTCACACCGAAATCCTGGTAGACCTTCTGCACAGCAAATCTGCTGTCCCTGTTTACTGCCATCTGCATCCATTTTACATGCGTTGCAGCTACCGATTCCTGACCGCTCACCATCGACATTCTAGAGTAAATCAACACTCTGAATTTTCCTGTGTGACCGGGCCGGGATTCACTCAGTTTCGTGGCTATCAAGTCCCAGTTAAGCATACGCCTACACCGCCCCTTCGCACACACGCTGCATTGCCACTCTTGCGCGATGCTCCAAATTGTTCTCCACCATTTCCTCAAAGGTAACTGGTGCAAACCCGTTGATGTCCGCTCCGGCGTTCAGCATCAGCGGGTTTCTTTCGATCATGGGCCAATAGTCCATTCGAGTGTCATCGTGGATGTGTCCGTAAACCATGTAGCCTCCATGGTTCGAGAACGGCCAGGACATCATTGGGTAGTGACAAAGGGTGAGCTTCCGCTGGCCATCGGTCATAAAACGCATCATTTCCA